TATATACAAAAATATGTGGGATTAAAAGATGATGGAGAATACGGTGATTGTTATTTTAACAGAACACTTAATGATTGGGCTGGATTTGATATAAATAATAGAACAAAATACGATGCGGCTATAAGTTCTGGTCTTGCGATTATGGCTTGCAATAGAAATTTATATAGACCAACAGAACAAAAAAACAACTAAGAAATTAAATTTTGGATTTAAAAAATATAATAATTCAGGTGCTATTTCAAAAATAATAGAATAAATGCAAAAGACTTTACCAAGAGGCATATTCCCTAGCCAAGCTGTTAGTGACGCTGAAAAAGCCAGTTCCGCTTATGGAATGGAAGTAGCTAAAGCTATTGAAGGAGAATGGTTTAGAAGAGACAATGGGGCTACAAGATATTATGCCAATAGAGATAACTTTCATAGATTAAGATTATATGCAAGAGGAGAGCAGTCTATACAAAAGTATAAAGATGAATTATCAATAAATGGTGATTTATCTTATCTTAATTTAGACTGGAAACCGGTACCTATTGTACCTAAGTGTGTAGATATTGTAGTAAACGGTATATCTGATAGAATCTTTGACCTTAAAGCATATTCTCAAGATCCAGCATCTATTAAAGAAAAAACATATTACTTAGACTCTATAGTTAAAGACATGCAAAACCGTGAACTTTTTGAAATGGTTCAAGAGCAGTTTGGGTTAAACATGTTTAATAACGACCAAGATGAACTCCCTGAAACAAGTGAAGAATTACAATTGCACATGCAGCTTGATTATAAGCAATCAATTGAAATAGCCGCGGAAGAAGCAATTAATAATGTATTAGATCATAACAAGTATGAGCTTTTAAAAAGACGTCTTGATTATGATCTTACTGTTTTAGGTATATCTTGTGTAAAAAATTCATTTAATACTTCTGACGGAATTAAATTAGATTATGTTGATCCAGCTGATTTAGTTTATTCTTATACAGAGTCACCGTACTTTGATGACCTATATTACGTAGGTGAGGTCAGAAGAGTCAGTATTACAGAACTTAAAAAACAATATCCAGGGCTCACACCTTCAGATATTGAAGAAATAGAAGGTACTGGTGCAAACTCAACTAACTACAACAGATCATATTCTTATTCAGACGCAGAAGATACAAATCATGTTTATGTATTGTATTTTGAATATAAAACATTCAAAAACCAAGTATATAAAATTAAAGAAACTGCAACTGGAGCGGATAAAATAATTAAAAAAGATGATACGTTTAATCCGCCAAAAGATAAAAGAGCAAGGTTTGAAAAAGTACAAAGGGCTATCGAAGTTCTTTATAAAGGTGCTAAAGTTATCGGTACTAATAAACTTCTTGAGTGGAATCTCGCGGAAAATATGGTGAGACCTAAATCTGATACTACTAAAGTACAGATGTCTTATAATATTGTAGCACCAAGAATGTACAAAGGCCAGATAGAATCATTAGTTAGTCGTATGACAACTTTTGCTGATATGATACAGCTTACACATTTAAAAATACAACAGGTAATGTCGCGTATGACACCTGATGGTGTATATCTTGATGCAGATGGTATTGCTGAAATTGATCTTGGTAATGGTACACATTATAGTCCACAAGAAGCATTAAACATGTATTTCCAAACAGGTTCTGTAATTGGTAGATCGATGACACAAGATGGTGAATTCAATCACTCAAGAGTACCAATCCAAGAACTTCAAACATCTAATGCTGGCGGTAAAATATCTAGTTTAATTAACTCTTATAATTATTATTTAAATATGATAAGAGATGTAACTGGATTAAATGAAGCAAGAGATGGTAGTATGCCAGATAAAGATGCACTTGTAGGTATACAAAAACTCGCGGCTGCTAATTCTAATACAGCTACAAGACACATATTACAATCAAGTCTTTACTTAACACTTAAAACAGCAGAAGCTATTTGTTTAAGAATATCTGATGTTTTAGAATATTCAAATACCAATCAACAATTTTTACAATCATTAGGCAAATTTAATGTTGGTAATTTAAATGAAATAAAAAATTTACACATTCACGATTTTGGTATATTTTTAGAATTAATGCCCGATGAAGAAGAAAAACAATTATTAGAAAATAATATACAGATGGCATTACAAAAGGACCAAATATTCCTTGAAGATGCAATTGACGTAAGAGAAGTTAGAAATTTAAAATTAGCTAATCAATTATTAAAAATTAGAAGAAGAAAAAAATTAACACAAGATCAAGAAA